GTAAGGTATGTTAATTGATACTCTCCCATCATCTTTAAGTAATCGGTAAGCTTCCTCTAACCATTCTTTTGTCCAACCCCAATAATCATCCATAGGTAAAGTATCAATATGGGTATCATAATTAATCCCACAATTATAGGGTGGCGATGTCACAACCAAATCAACACTACCTTCAGGTAATGTTTTCATTACCTCAACACAATCACCATTTATTATTTTTCCTGTTTCTATCATTTCTATTATTTAATACTCTCTAAAAAATCCCATGCTTCATTTGAAAACTCCTCGTAAAGGTCTCCGTCCTCATCATTTGATAAATCAACAATGTGTTCATCAACACAAAAATCAACAATTATTCCGTGTACTTCACCAAGTGTTTGTTCGTCATTTTTTAACCCCTCATATTGATTGAGGATCTGATTTTTTTGTTCTTCAGTTAATTTCATTTTAGACATTTTTTTCTAAATTATCAATATGATGTTTTAAATAAAATAAAGCTTTCTTAAGGTCTTGTAACTCTTTATCCTTTTCTTTCTTTCCAGCTCTTGAGATATACTTTACAGTATTACCCAATGAGAATCCTAATCCCCAAGCATCAATAACCTTAATTGTTTCATATTCATTATTTTTTCCTCCATAATGTTGAGGATGATTTACTTGTTCAATCATTCTTCTTCTCTATATTCTTTTAATAACTCATCGTTAGACATTGTGCCGTATTTACCGGTAAGACCACTCATATCAACAAATGAGGTCATCATATGTTTTGTATCATATATTTGTTGTGTGACATCAAGTGATTTAACAATCTCACGAATAATCTTGTAAGGATCGGCATTTGAACCTGGTCTTCTATCTTCAATATAACCTTTCCATTCTTTTGCTGTGTCCTGAGGAACTCTAATTGACGCTCCACGATCAGATACACCCCAACTAAATTTATCAATTGCTTGAGTTTCATATTCACCGGTCAATCGTAAGTGATTGTTTGACCCATAAGCCTTAATATGGTCTTCGTGTCTTGATTCAAATGCGTTGAATAATGCCATGAAGTATTCTTCGTTACCATCTAATCTCATTATGTCTGTTGAAAAGTTTGTGTGAAGACCTGATCCATTCCATTCATTATGTAGTACTGGTTTTGGGTGAAGTTCTATTTGGTATTCATATTTCTCGGCAATTTTATGAAGGAAGTATCTAGTCATCCAAAGATCGTCACCACCTTTTAATTTACCTTTAGAAAAAACTTGGTATTCCCACTGACCTAAAGCAACCTCAGCGTTTGTTCCGGTAATACCAATACCATAATCTAAACACATATTTGTATGTTGTTCAACAAACTCACGACCAACAACATTATGACCCACACCACAGTAATATTCACCTTGACCTTTTAGAATCTTTCTATTGTGACCTAAAATTCTTCCATTAACTTCTTCACGAATAAAATACTCTTGTTCAAAACCAAACCAAAGATCTTCAAAACCTTCACTAATACTTGATCTTTTATTTGACTCGTGAGGTGTTCCATCAGGATTTAATACCTCACAAAACACATAAAGAACGCTTCTTTCCAATGGAAAAGATTCCGATTTATAAAGTCTAACCGGTTTTAATAAACAATCGGACTTACCTGTCTCTGCTTGATTAGTTGATGACCCATCAAAATTCCATACAGGAAAATCTTCAATTTTTAAGGTCTTAATCGATTCGTATTCAACAATCTTAACTTTACTTCTAAGATTTGGCTCTGGTTTATATCCGTCAAGCCACACGTATTCTAAAAAAAATTTCATATATTATTATTTATGTATTCTACTATTTCTTCTTCTGATTTTCCTTGATTGAACATTCTATAAACGTTGAGTGAGAATTCGTCGGTGGTGAATACCGCATCAGCGTCTAAATAATTCATTATGTTATCCACATTATTAAGGATATGTTTTTTAGAAATTGTTCTTTTATTAAACCCCATTTTGTTTTATTTTTTTAATTCCATAAACCAGATCTCTAACCTTTTTGCCCAAATCTGTATCATTTGGGTATTCCGCAATTAAGTCTTTAATTATTTTAAATACATCTATTTCTATCATACTAAAAATTTAAACAATTAAATCTTCTTTGTCAAAATTTTATTTCATTTTATAGTTTTCTTTGTTCTCATTATATTGAGATAATACTTTTGTTTGTGATATGTGTGCGGCTATTCGTCTTTTAAACATTGGATATAACGTTTCGTTAATTGGAAACTCCCCTGAGGATATCATATGAAAAACCGGTGACACCTTAATATATGAAGGATCAAATGTGGAAAATTTGGATATAATTTTTGTTAGGGTTAAACCACTTAATTCATCATTATAAATTAAATTGATGTTAGACATTTTTTCTGTAGTAGATTTGGCTTCTTTTTTAAGAATGTATTGCCAAACATAATATTTTTTTGTTTTTTCATCCATATAATAAAAGAAACCTTTCGGGTTTAGAATGTTATTTTGGTTCTTCTTTATTTTCATACCAATAGAATCAAACACTATTGTCCAAACAGACTTTGCAATATTAAAGTATTCAATTATTCTTGGTGCTGAGAAATTTAGAATTTCAATGAATTCTTTTGTTTCTCCCTCCGTCATATCTGGTAATTGTTTTAACTTTAAATCTTTAACCAATAACTCATCATCTATTCCGGCAAATTTCTTATCGGTATAAACAATATTTTTGTCTTTAATTAGAGATTGGACGTTCATTAAATGTAATGATAATTCAATGAACCCTGGATATAACTCAAGGTTATCCAATTTTTCTCCCATTTTTTGGAAAAAGGATAGTAATCTATATTCTTTGTGTTCTCGGTCAATTGGTCTTTCAAACATCCAATCGGTGTTCATTAAAAATTGTATTTTTTTTCTACGTGTCATTAAAAATAAAAATAATGTAAATTATAAAACAAATAAAGCCCTAAGAGACCCTCATTACGTAATACTCAGTTCCATTTATATTAAAAGTATCATAATCACCATCGTAAGAATTTAACATACTACCATATCCGTCAGAACTTACTACCGTTTCCGTTAGTTTATCTAAATCAATAAAATCCATGATAAAGTCTTTATCATAACCATGATGATCAATAAACCCGTAAATGTCGTCTTTGTATTCATCAACTCTACCTGTAATTTCATTTTCAATTGAACTTTCATCATATTCACCTTGTGGGTCATCATTGATTTCTTGAATTATTTCTTCCAACCCTTCAATTTTTATTTCAATTTCTTCATATTTTTCATCAGGTAAATCTTCACTTTCTAATCTTTTATTAAGTGAATCTATGTTTGATTGTAGTTGTTGAACTTGTGTCATTTGTTGATTTGATAGTTCTAAAGGTATATCAAAATCCTCAGGAGATGATCTAATATAATCATCGTAGTAATCATATAACCAATCATACCATTGTCTATCATTTAAAGCATCATTGAATGCCCACGAACTAAACGCATCCATTCCTGAATCATCAACTAAATTTTCAACAGCTTGTCTTGCGGCACTATCTGCCTCATCTTCAGTATAAACATCATATTCATTGGGATTAAACCCATTACCACCTCCTAACCATTCATATTGTTTTCCGTAACCATAGGTTGCCCTTCCATTAGGATTGATATAATACTTATCTTCAGGAACTTCATTTCCTTCGTCGTCTTCAACCATATCCACATCACCATGTTGATTTAAATATTTGTATACGGCTTCAGTTCTTTCAGATTCATCATCTTGGTTTTCAACATTCCATTCATCTTCTCTTCTTTTTTCATCCAAGTCTGAAAGTTTTTCATTTAATTTTTGTTGCATTTTAATCTTCCACATAGAAGATCCATAATCACTAACATAACCATCGACTGTAATTCCATTAAGATTTGAAATATTGGTATGAGAAATATCTAATCTACCCATTACTCTAACAACACCTGTTAGTGGCCCAATGTTTTTGTAGTTAGTAACACTTAGTGGTCCAGTAATAACAATACCTTTACCCCTATATTGTTTTAGTTTAGCAATTCTATCTGCAATGCCACCAACATCTCCCAATGTTTCAACATATTGTTCGGGAGTAACACTAACAAGATTCTCATCTTGTTCTATTAGGTAATTTTTAAAAAATGTTTTTAGTGACATATATTATAAATATAACAATAACTAATAATTGACATTTAAAAAACTTAAAGTAATCTTATTATGGATATATTTATATATAAAAATAAACTTATTAAAAATAATCGTTATGGCCGGATGTGGATGTAAAAACAAACAAAACCAACAAGCTCAACAACCTCAAGCACAACCTCAAGCTCAACCTCAAGCACAACCTCAATCACCACCAAATGGTTCAAATGTGCAAGAATCTGTGAAAAAAATTATTAATAAATATTATAGAAAATAATATTTTGTGTATCATCGAAATTAAGGTGTTCTGTTTTAGAACGCCTTTTTTTTTTGTTTAATAGATATTTATAAAATATGAGTTTAGAGAGGGTAAAAAATTTAATAGAATTATTCAATGATGGTGATTATGAAAATGAAATAAAACCATACTTCAATACATTAATAAATTTTTTTAAATTCATTAAAAAATACAATCTTTTAGATGACCTTGATTTAGGATCTATACCTTCTGATGATTTTAGTAATGAATTGTTTGATTATTTGGTTGAGAATGGTATTATGGCTAATTTAGACTATAATTCTGTTCCTGAAGAGTTTCAAAACAATTATTTACTACATGGTTTAGAATATAACTATGAAAATACCGTTAAATATATTACAAGCAACCTTTTAAGTGATGTTGAAATTAGACCTGATGGGTTCTACCTATATTTAGGTAATGATAGGGATGAGTTAGCTGATTTTTTCTGCGGTTCCTCTCGTCGTGATAGTTCTCCTGAAGATGTTGCAAAACGAGTATTTAGTGAAGATGGTTTAGGTAATGATTGGTATTTTGATAATGATACAAAACCATCTGAAGTTATTGACGATTTAAATGAAAAAAATACCATTCATTTAAAAGATGCTATTTTTAAAGAAATTGGTAATGTTGAATTATCTTTAGAGGATTATAGCTCTGATTTTTTTGAAAGTTTATCTGAAGAACAGGGAACTGAAGGTTATTTTAAAATTCAAGCTGAAGACTTAAATGAATTAATTAAAGATTCCGACGCAATAAACGAACTATGTGAAAATGATTTAAGTGAGTTAGGTCAAGAATTAAAAAATATTTATTGGAACGCTTATAATTCTGCATATGAAAATGAAATATATGAATTAGTATATGATGGTTTAAATGAATACTTTGAAGGAAAAATTGATGAAGTACCAAAAGAAACTACCAAATCGGATGGTAAAAAAGTAACCACATACTTAAATTATATTAAAATTAGAGATTTTGTTGGAAACATTACAGCATTTTTAGAAATACAAAAAGGTCGATCTTATAGTGATTCATATTTAGATTATTTTGGTAGTTATACTACTTTGATGAAACAACTAATCTACGATGATGATTTTGATTGTATAGATTTTAGCACTCCTGATTATCCAGATTGGTCTACAACTCAAAAATACATAAACGAAATGTTTGTTGATTATATCTAACTATTTATAAATCCAAATAAAACTCATATTAATTATAAAAATAAAAAATATGAGAAAATTAGAAAAAAACACACGAAGATACTTTGTGAATCTATTTGCCGACTACATCCTTTCTAAATTTGATAAGAAGGACAACACAATAATCCAAGTAACAGATTGTGAAACATTTATTGTTGTTAATGGTATGACAACAAGTAAAGAAGTGTTGGATTTAAATGAACTAAAAACTGATTTTTCAAATTGGTTCGATGATGTGTTAACAGAAGTTAACAGAAAAAATTTAAACGTAATTGATATTATCAAATACGATCAAGATATTAAGAATTTTGATAATAAATGGATTTCAACACATAAGGATCTATACACCGTTGAAGACGAACCCATTTCTGAACTAACTTGTAGTTCAGAGTTTCCATATGGACATAGTTTAGGGTG